TTATTTGGATCTACTCCTTGTCTGATGTGGACGATGTCTTGTGCAGGTATAACTTTAAATTCATTGCCATCAACCTTGTTACTGTCTTTTACATAATATTCATAATGAGTAATCAGTTGTTTTTCATTTCCTCTTGGTTTTACATACATTGGAATAAGAGGAATAAGTTCAACTACTCTTCCGTTCTTGGACCTGTTCTTAAAAAGATAAGCATCACCTTCTGCATTTAGTGCTGTGATAATGTAATGAGCAAGTAATGAACCTGATGTGTATGGATTAGGCCTTGCCATCAATTCTTGTACAGGGTGATTTTCTAAAACTTCTACATCACCTTTGTTATATTTCATAACTTTAATTCTTGGTTCTGCGAATGAGGTTGCTAAAACATTAAGACAAGAAACTACTGCTGAGTTTCCTGTTCCGTCTCCAATTTCTTTGAGCATTTTCTCAGGAATAAATCCTGAGCCTGTGTTGTATCCAAATACAGTTCCGTCTAATCCGGTTGTTTGGTTAAAAGTTAAACTTTTTTTACCTTGTACATCTCTTTGCGAAGGTTTCTGTAAATATTCTACAGCTCGTCTATATCTTGACTTATTTTCTGCCATTTAAAACGCTTTCCAACTAATTCTTTTATTTAAGTTTAATACGCCATAAGCTAGCGTATCAACTATGTCGTCATGTGCTCCCAAAGGAAAAGTTAAAAGTTCTCTTTCTGCTTCATGTACCCAATCACACATAGGGTCATCGGGAAAAAACACTTGACCACTTTCCATTTTAGCAGACAAAGGAGTCGCTCTGGAGCGTTTATCCTTATCAGCTTTTAATTCTCTTACAACAAGGCCTTCTCTCTTTGCAAATTGAATTATTGATAACTGAAACCCTGCTCTTTCTATTCCAATCCAATCAAGATTATTTTTTTTGTAAAATTTTTTCATAGAAGGAATAATATCTGGTGCTTCCATTCTTTTTCTTTGCATATCTATAACAAATAATTTATTTTCACTTGGGTCGTGAGCAAAAGCTGTCATAACTGTGTAGTCAGCAGTTTGTTTTGTTGATGTCGCCAGGTCCACAGTCGCATATTTTGGCATATTATCAAATTCATAAGTAAATCCATCTACTTTTGCACCTCTAACAGCAGGTTGATAGTAGCTAAACCAATCTGATTTAAACATTTGGGTGCCTTCGTTAACAAATTCTGCTTCATATTCTTGAGCATAAGTTAATGAACCGATTTCTTGCTTTGCAGATTCTAATTCTGCGGGGTCAATACTTGGATTGTCTACAGTTGAGAACCTAAATTTGTCCCAATCTTCCCTTTCGTCTGCATCTTGCCATAAACGATAAAACCAATTGTTCATACCACGAGGTGTAGAAATAAATAATGCAGATCCTTTTCTTTCTGTAAGGGTTGGACGAAGAACTTCTGTCCATGTTTCTTCTTTAATAAAGGCAGCCTCGTCCATAACTAAGAAGTCAAGGCCTTCACCTCTTAATCTTTGAGGATTATCAGCAGATTTTACAGCAATAAATCCACCATTAGGAAATGTAACTGTCATATCTCCCATTTTGACATCAACACCCATCGATTCGCCAAGATCATACCCTGCTGCCATAATATCTCGCCATCCAACACGAGCTATAGAAAAAGTAGGTGCCACCCACCAGGCTCGTTTTCCCTTCATCGCTGTTTCTATACAGAGTTGAACCCCGAGCCTTGTCTTCCCAAAACGCCTACCTGCACAAAGAATCTTCCAACGGGCTTCTGAGTCTGAAACTGTTTGCTGATTCTCGTGCAAAGGAGGTAATTTAATTATTTTTTTCTTTTGCGACTCTTCTTCAAGAAGCTTGCTGAACTTTGGCTCTTCCATATTCCTATTATATACACCTATCTCCGAAGAGATAGGCGTTGATGGGAGGGCTTGTCAGCAAGGAAGCCGACTATTTTAGTCTACACTTCCTTACTACAAGATTTCAACTTAGTCCTCTATGTCGTCATAGTTATCTATGTGTGGCATAGTCCAGGTTTTCATTTCATAATTCAAACCACTCTTTTCTAGTACTTCGTTAATTTGCTTAATAGCATCTTCAACATCAGTCATAGGTGGAAAACCAAACTCAACAGTCATATCTGCATAGTCTTGTTTTATTTCATTTGTATGCCACGCATAGATTCCTGTCTCTTCATACAGTTTATCTATTTCTTTTTTTTCCACTCTGTCTCTCTCTTCTTATATCGTCTAGAAGACCTGCAATATTTGATTTTGCAATAACAGTATGTTCTCTTAACCTCTGATCTCTATCATGAGGATACTTAGACATATCTCTTTCTTCTAGTCTCATCATCTCTTCACCGAACCATTCGGCAACTTCGTCAACTAATTTCATCACGCCTTGTGATATTTGACTACTCATTCTTCCTCCGTTTCGTTTAACTCAGACATAAGATGGGAAACAAAGTTTCCATCTAGATCCCATGTCACAATTATTTTTGCTGCGATAGATAAATGCCTGTAAGCTTTTTTTAACATAGCTTCTCTCATCAATCATCACCTGCCCAATTAGGGTTGCCTTTATACTCATCAAGTATATCTTGATACAAGTCATCCATAGTTAGATATATTCTTCTAGCTACGATATAACCTTTTCTAATCAACCACTTGTAAGGGGCAGAGAATACTTTATTCTCCCACTCTATAAATTTATCTTTCATTCTTCCTCTTGATATCCTTTTAAGATTCTTGTCATGTTATCAAAGTCAGCTTCTTGAATTTCACCATCTTCTAACATAACTTTAATCTGGTCAAGAAAAAATTCTTTCACATCATCTTCTAAGATTACAAATCCATCACTAGGGACAGACATAACCTCATCATGAATCTCTTCATGAAAAATATTTTTACTTCCTACAAATAAAGATTTGTTTTTGCCCATTCCATCAATAAGATGATTTAAGTCATCTTTCATGGCTGACTTAGTGTAAAAACTTGGAGTGTTAAAAAATCCTTGTACCATTTTTGTATAGTACATAGCTTCGTTATCGCTCTTTAGTCTTTTCCACATCTTCAACAATTCTCTATAAGTAATAATCATTTTGTCTTTACCACTTGGTAATTCATATTGAATTTGCACTGGTTTGTGGTCATGCTCACAATCTACTTCATCTTGTGTTAATTCTCTTCTAGAAGAAAAAGCTCTGCCAACAGAACCTTCGGGTGTAAAAATGATACTTAACAAATGTAATTTGTGTGCATCATATCCTTCTCCCCAATCCTGGTCTGCATCAAAAACCACAGGATAAGATACAATACAAAAATCTATTTTGTTTTTATCTACTAACTGTGAAAGCCTAGCTAAATGCTTGCCGACTTTTTTGATACTAGCATGTAAGTCATCTTCTTCGTCTCCTGTCGGGAAGTTAGTAACCACAAGTTTTCCAAAATTGCCACCATCAGAAAACTGACCAAATAAAAATGTTGTAGGTATAGAAGCATTTAAGAATCCTTCTTTAATTATTTCTACATGATCTAAGTCTTCATTATTCCAATCAGCCATTTCATCTGGGTTCTCTCTTAGATACTCAGCCATTCCAAAGGAAGAGTTGTATATCTTTTCTATATGTCCTGCTAGTACAGGTCCATGAACAACAAGTTTTGAATTTGCAAAGCTTTCTACTTCTGCTGCTCCTTCATCAAGGTCTTTTTGGAAGTCTTCTTCCCAAGACCAATTGTCTCCAATCTCACTCATACCATTCTGCCTTTCCATGTGCTTTTAACATTTCTTCTAAATTGCCTTCTGGATACTTTTTATATCGTTTCCATACAGCTTTCTTCATAGAATCGCTTAAACCCATTCTTACTAATGTAGGATAAAGCTCTCCTTTAGTAGATTTAGTTGGTTTCATTCTTAATTCACTTTCATTAGGTACACATTTTCTAAGTTCCTCGCACAAATCACCATTTTTGGTTTCTGTCATACAAGCTTCATAGAATGAATGGTTACCATACTCATCAGGAACCCACCTTTTATCTAAAAAGCTACAAGCAACATTATCTGATTTACATGCACCACCACTAAAGTCTCCTAAAGGTTGTTGTGATTGTTCAGGTCTGTTCACTTTTGGAACATTTAGTTCCTTAAGCCTCGCCACAATCAATGAACCTTCTGGTGCTTTTACCCTTCCGTCCTCATATAAAGAACGAACAGCATTAAAAACATCTGCTTTAGTGTAGTTCTTAAGATCTGAATACCATACATCAATATATACCTCATCCCATTTAGTAGCATCGGACATTCTTAACTGAAGCCACTGAACGATTTCATACCATTCAGACTTATTCATTCCAATTAAGGCTTTTCTTTCGTCGTCTGATACAGGTTTTGGTTGATGTTGTGCTAACTCTTCTAATGACATGTTTGCTGAATCTCCTATTGGAGTTAAGTCATTACTCGTCATCTGTATCGAAAAGTCCAGCAGCTAGTAAAACATTACCCATACCTTTAGTTACAACTTTGTACTTAAAGTTTGGATTCTTATTTCCAAAATAAGCAGCAGATGATCTTAAGGTATTAGATAGTCTTCTAGCAGTTTCCATTGGAAGGCCTTGCTCTTCATAAATACAAATCCATTTATTAGGATTATCATTCATAAATTGCTTTATCTTTTCTGTGAAATAGATACTAGCTCTACCTTTACCTGTCTTCTTCTTAGCCCAGGCCATATCATCATCTAATATGAAAGGGTTAAAGTCAGGAACTCTTCGACCCATAGTTGAAGCACTTTGATATTGTGTCCAATTGGCTCGATAAGCGTTAGAGTTTCGCATAGCTCTACTTTTTATCTCTTCTTCGTTACTATTTTCCATAGTTCTCCTTTTGTTTATTTAAGTATTATATATGAATTATATATATATGCTTAGAATTTAAAAAATATATTACTATATCTTTTCCGTCCTAAATTTAGACTTATTTAATTTAAAAAGGTTACATACTTTTTTATCTTTTTTTATATATATTTACACTTCCCTATATCTATATTCCCATACATTTCTATATATATTTCGGATCTAGAATATTCGGATTAAACCGATA